AGATTTCCATCTGCATCAACAATGTATGAATCACCAATAGTGTTACCACTTGCAGGTAAATCAGCAAGGCTTGCAACACTACCCTTCAAAGTTACAGATGCACCTGCTTGTCCTTGTGAACCTTGTGGTCCTTCAATACCTTGGGGACCTTCTGGACCTGCTACTCCTTGTATTCCTTGCAAACCTTGAGAACCTGTTAAGCCAATTAGTCCTTGCTCTCCAGTATCTCCTTTAGGACCTTGAAGACCAGTATCACCTGTATCTCCCTTCTCTCCTTGAATACCTTGCACACCTTGGGAACCTGTAGCACCTGTATTACCAGTGTCTCCTTTTATTCCCTGAATTCCTTGCTGACCATTTGCACCTGTTGCACCTACAGCACCTGTTGCTCCAGTTAATCCTGTATTACCTGTGTCACCTTTAGGACCTTGCAAACCACTATTTCCTTGGTCGCCTTTTTCTCCAGATGGACCTTGAGGTCCCATAGGTCCTGCTGCTAATGGAATGTTAGATGCAAAGACTCTGATTGAATCTTTAGCAATTACTTCAACTCTGGTTGCTTCTTGTGAGGTTACTTCAATGTTTAATGTCATTGCTGTGGCACTCCCTGACCTCTTGAAACATCTGACTCAACATCAACCTTTACTTTTAGAATTGTTACAGTGGTCGTGTCTTGTAATTGAACCTGCACATCAAAGTAAAACTGTCTACCCCAAAAGAAAGGGTCGTCATTCTGATTACCCCATGGAATCTCAAGAGTAATGATTCCTGTTGTTGCATCACCTTGGTTGGTATTTGGAGCAGGAGGAGTTGTACCAAAATATGAATTAAGGAATCCCAAGACCTCTGGGTCATTGGGGAACTTTCTTGCTAAGCAGAATATGTTCTGAGCATTAGTGACTGTCTTTCCCTCATCATCCTTTAATTGGATAGTTAGTTTTGAGGTGTCCCCTCTATAAACTCTCCACTCTATTTCAGTGGGTACATTATTTAATGTTTGCATGGTTCCTCCAGATTTGCTGAACTACCTCAATTGTAAAATATAGGTATGTTGACTATGGAGAGAAATGAACGCTGAACTAATAGGTGCTATTGCATCTGCAACGGTACTGATATTGGGGTCCATGTTTGGATTAATCAAATGGATGATTACTAAGTTCTTATCTGAACTAAGACCTAATAGTGGTTCAAGTATGAAAGACCAGATAACAAGGCTGGAAGAGAGGGTTGATGCTATCTACCTGCTCATAGCCAAAAGGGAGAAGAAATGAATACTGTTTATTACAATGGGGAATTAATCCCTGCTGAAGATTGGGATTATTCCTTGTCTAAGCCTAAGACTAAATCAAGTAAGAAAGAGTCCAAGAAGACTGAGGTGGAACTACCACAAGAGGTGACTCTCCCAGAGGAGTAGTCCTTTGTTAGAGGTCATTGTGGCTCTCACCCTGATGCTGACAAATGCGGGGATGAGTCAAAAAGAAGTAGTCTGCTCATTAGAGTTAGTAAAGATAGAGAGTAACTACCACCTACATTCAACCAATAGTTCTTCTGGTGCTTATGGTTTGTTTCAACTTATGCGTATTGACAAAAAACTATCCATGAAACAACAGGTGGAAAGGTTTGATAGGTATATCAACCACAGATACAAAGGTAATACTTGTCTCGCATTAGGGCATTTACGCTCAAAGAACTGGTATTAGCCCCATAGTGTGCTATGTTTTCTATGCATGAAGTTGTGTAGGTATTACCTTAAGAGTTAAGGAAGTACTCACAACAAAGAAAACTTAATAGTGTGTGTATTGCACCAATATCATTCAAATTGGGTATAGGTATTGAAATCACAGTAACCGCATCTTTTAGCGCAGTAAGGGATGTGAACGTAAAAAGAGAGCGTTTGTATAGATGTTGTCTCTACTTTCATATCTAAACAATACACATACTTTAATGATTTCTTTAATGTAGCCCCACTATGTGCATAGGAGAAAGACATGTTAGTAAGTGAATACTTTGAGAAGTTCATTCAGGACCATCCATATAGATATCAAACCAAGGTAAACATGGTGAGATGTTTGAAGAAGTTAGACCTATGGGATATGGAGTATGAAGAGGTAACTCCAAACCTTTGCTGGAATAGGATTGAAGCAATCATCAACCAGAATGTGAAGAGATGCTACTCAGGCTATATGCGTAATATCTTTGACTATAACTTCAAGCAGATGCCAGTAGTAATGGGTATACCTAAGACCTATGACTTCCCTCCCAAGGAAATTATCCATGAGTTAATTGAGAGTAGTAAATATAGAAGGATTCTCTATCTATGTATGTATGCAGGTCTTAGAGTAGGTGAGGCTTGTGCTTTAGTTCCCTCCCAAGTTAAGAAGGAGGGTAATCATTACTGGATTAATGTTGATAGAGCCTTTAGTCAGGATGGTGTATCTCTTGGTTCCCCCAAAACTTTAGGCAAGGTAATGATTCCTGAATGGTTAGCCATTGAAGTATTGGCTATGACTAAAGATGACTATTGGATTAAAGGCATACCTACTAAAAGGGTTACAGGTGCATGTCAATCTTTAGGACATACTCAGAAGGCAAGAATCAATCCTCATATGCTTAGACATTGGTTTGCTACTGACATGGTTAAAAGAAATGTTCCTGCTAATGTCATTATGAAGCAGATGAGACATAAGACTATTAATACAACTATGCAGATATATGCTCAGGTTAATAACAATGACTTTGTAGATGCCCTGCCAGATAAGGCTATTCCTCAGTAGAGCCTTTAGCAGCCTTCATAAAGTCAAAGTTGCATGAAGGGCAGACTGTTAATCCCTTTTTGACAGTCTGTCCACATGCAGGACATTCACGCTTCTTGGTACCTGTGACTCTATAAATGACATAAAGAACTACATTCATAATGGCAAGCCAAAACATCAAGAACATAAAACCAAGACCTAATGCTGTATCGCTTTCAGTTCCATCTACATCTGAGAAAAATACATAAAGGAAGTAGATGTTGAGGGCAATGATTACCCAAGCAAAAGGTCTAAGTTTTGGCATTATGAACAGGACACATCAAATGAAGAAATAGCCTCAACTATTTCCTTGGTAGTTGTGCTCAAACCCTCTTCACCGTACTTAATGATTGTGCCTTCATTCAGGGTATTGCCTTCATAAGATTCTTCAATCAGTACCCCACCATTTGAATCAAGTGCTTTTACTGTGCAATTGACTTTAGTCATAGGTTCTAATTCAGTTATTCTGAAAGTGGCTCCCCAGTAGTACTCATTGTTCTCTTCATCAAAACCACTCACATCTTTAATGTCAGAGATAGCCAATGTCTTAGGTGCTTCTGGTTCACTTGAACCTGTGAACTGTCCAATAAGGGCAAGCACCACTATTACAAGTGGAATGATGAACTTCTTCTGCTTAAACCAAGGCTGTCCAGTAGTTGTCATACTCAAAATGATAGACCAAACCCCTCCAATTGCAAGGAGGGGTAAGGTTTTCCTACAGGCAGGGTAGGAAACTTAGGTTGTTTCAGTAGCAATTACACAGAAGTCTTCTTCTACTGCTTGGTCCTTGACTACATATAAGCGTAGGGCTGCTGCATACCATGACCATGGAGCCATTGAAATGCTTATTTGTTTAGATACTTCTACTGGTCCAGTGGTAGCAAAGTTTGCTTTGAAGTAAGCCTTATCAACTCTGTAGTCAGTAGGTAATGTTGTTAGTGTTTCTATTGATGAGTAGCCCTGTATCTCTTCAGTCCCTGCCAAATTCCAAGGGGTTATCTCTGCAACTCCACCTGTTAACTGCTGGTCTGATATCAATACCTTGACATTGTTCTTTGTAGTTGGTGAGTCATTGTGAATAAGAATCATTCTCTCTTGTACTAAGGCTGCTGTGTTATCTGCATTATTAATAGAATAAGGAGTCACAATTGCATCTACCTGAGATGTTGTAAGCCCTGTGAATAATGAGTTGGTACCTGTAGGGATAGGAACTGGATACCAAAAGTGGTAGTTGAGTCCATTGTCCTGCCCTGTTGCTGCAATGTTTGTGTAGTTATTGTTTGTTATTGCCCCACCTCTTGTGGTGCTAACTCCGTATATTTTCATTTATACATACTCCGTCCATGAAATTGGTATTGCAAAATATGCGTAGGTAAGAGTTCCCAATTGAGTAGTGGCTGCATTTGTTTGTTTAGCATGAACACCTATTGGGTAGCCGTTATCCCAGATATAAGATTTAAGATTGGAGTTAAGAGTTATTGAATCTACAGCGTTGTTATTTACTGTTTTGGATTGGCTATTGTACTGCTGACCTTGTGTGTATGTACTTGGCAGAGATGTAAATGGTGCCCAGTCAAAAAACCATAATTTGCCATTTGAACCCAATGAACCTGTAGCATAAACAAAATCAATTGCACCTACAGTGTAAGCAGCATTATTAGTTATATTGCTTTTGATGAAACTATCTACTTCACTCTTACTGAATCCATATATAGCAGCATGATTACCATTAGTTGAGTTTTGCCATCCAATGGTTGCAGACATTCTTACAAAGGTTGAACTTGCTATTTGTTCACCTGTCGTTGCAGTTTTCTTATAGTTACCTTGGAATTTCCAGTCAACAGCACCTAACGCTGTAGAAATGTTTTGACCACTGTTATTGATATATCCATTAATGTCATCATCTCCAACTTTGACTGTTGCATACCTTGTTACAGGTTGAGGTACATAGGCATTCCAAACCACAATAGATACTGTTGAACCTGAAGCAAGTCTTGTTCCATTTGCAGGAGACTGACTTGCAACTGTGTCTGCTGTTGCCTGACCATTAAATGTTTGATTCTGATAGGAAACAGAGTAGTTAAGACCTAATGCAGCAATACTGTTTTGAGCAGTTGTTCTTGCACTGCCTACATATGAACCTACTGTTGGTCTTCCATCTACATAGATACCGTAGTTAATTGCTCCTGCTTGTGCTTGACCTCCTGCTGAAGGTGACTGACTTGCTACCTTGCCAAAATTGGATGTGGTCTGTGTTGATACATTTGTTGCAGGAGTGTTGCTACCCCATGTGAAGTTAGCATCAATGGCACCTGAAGATGGGGTTTGCCCTATGAGGTTAGGAACTGTGTACTGGGGAAAGGGTAGGTACACACTCATTGTTATTGTTGAGAAGATAGGAACAACGCTTCCTGCTGAAGGGCTTTGTGAATTAGGAACTATCTTTAAGTGGAGATTAGTGTCATTTGTATATACAGATGCACTTAATTGAATGTTAAGTTCAGACTGAATACGCAAGGCATCTGCTTGGGTAGTTGTGAGGTTGCTGAAGTTAGGAACAGTTGTAGTGGTGTTAGGGACATTGACTACATAGTTAATGCCTGAGAACTTAGCAACAGTCTGACCTGCTGGAGTGCCCTGACTTCTAACCTTGTTTTCATCTGCTGCTACTGTGGTTTCAAAGTTAGTCACCGTTCCTTCGTAGAGATTTGCTGCTTGCAAGGCTGCTGCTGCTTGTGTTGGTGAGAGTCCTACAAGATTAGGAACTGTGGCAAGAGTGTTTGTATAAACAGTGTAGTTAACGCTGCTGTCAGTCTGTACCTGTGTGCCTGATACAGGGAAGGTGGATTTAATCTTCCCATCTAATGCTGGGTTTGCTGTGGCTTCTGTTGTTCTTGTTCCTGGAGATAGGTTGAGGGGACTTAAAGTTGTGTAGATATCGCCTTCATCAGTGTTAACTAAATTAGGTACAGTAACAAATGCCTTCTGAACATAGTAGTCATAGATGACTGATGTTCCTTGGTCTTGCTCTGTACCTGCTGTAGGGAACTGAGAACCAACTACAACCTTTCCTACAAGGGTTCCATCATATGTTTCAACAGTATCAAGAGGACTACCTACTACAAGGTTTGCTTGAACAATTGCTTGGTCTGCTGCACTCTTTAATAGTCCCCCAACACTTGGAACTATAGTTGTTGGTTGTACAAAGTTATATAATTTTACTGAGACATTGCTGAACTCTGCTAATGCCTCTCCTGCTGCTGGTATCTGTGAATCAATAACTACCTTGTCATCTCTGCTAAGAATAGATGTTGTTTCATACCCTGCAATTGTGTAACCAAAATTAAGTGGGTCCAGAATGGTATTGAGTTCTGTGGTGGTCTTTAAGTCTAAGTCAGGGACTATGTGTGTAACAGGAGGTGGTGGTGGAGGTGGAGTAGGAGCCTCAATAGACCACTTAACTACCTGTGAAATATCTGTATCTGAAACAGCAGTAGGCAACCAAGAGATACTTGTTCTTGCCTTCAACTTTGCGTTGGTAATCCAAGTAGAACCAGTCCACACCTTAAGTGCGTTCTGTGTTACCCAGTTACTGCCATCCCAGACCTTTTGCATCTGTCTATGACCACCTGATTGGTGCAATGTTCATGTAAGGATTAACTACTGAAACAGTTCCTGCACCTGTCTTTCTTGCTACAGGCGTAACAACAGTTGCTCCTGCATTAAATATTGCATAGAAATCATTTGATGCTGAGTTCTTACCTATTACATAAGAAGTGGCTGCATCTGCTGCACCTACTGCTCTTACTGTTGCTCCTGTTAGTTGAACACCATAGTTGACACCTGCTGTGCCATCTCCTACTGGTTCTACAACTCCATATGAAACATGTACCCAAGCAGGTTCAGTTAATGTAACTGTCTGTCCTGTAAGATTTGCTAATGCTTGGTAGGTACCTGTGTTGGTAATTGTTTCTGTACCCTCGTAAGAATACTTAGCAGGATTAGGTAACACTGCATCTGTATCAAACCAAATCTGTCCAACCTGTGGTGCTGAAGGTGCTGCTGCTTGAACTACTGCAAGTCCACCTACGCTACCCCATGAGTTATCAGCCTTCTTAACATAGAAGGCATGGTCTGCTTCTACATATGCTGCATTAACTTGGGTGCTTAATCCTGTTAGTTCTGCAAAGGTGTCTACTTGTACAACACCATTATCTTGCACATCAAGTAACTGTTCTGCTGTAAGAACATTACCGTCTGCAAATTCTATATATCTAATTGTCATATAAATCTACTCCTTGGAAACAATATAAATTTTACTCTCCATGTATCTTGGTCAGCATTGAAGGTATGTTGAATACCAATGGTTGTTAATGACTCGTCATAAGTAAATGTCTCTGTCTTATGATGAACCAATACTCTGTCCAATATCTCTGAAGATGCTGCTAATGAAGGGTTTTTCTTACCGTCCCATTCAATTTCCTTAACCAGTGGAGTTGGTTTCTGCCATTTGTTAAGAATTCTGTTTGCCCATGATGTGTGAGCATTAGGGTCTTCTTGTAAATTAAAGTTTGTGTCAATGTTTAAGGCATGAGTTCCATACCTATTGATGAGTGCTTGTCTTCTTACAGGCTCCATAGTGTCTGTCTCAATGGCTTCTGTAGTTACCCAATCACCAATACCAGCATCTGCATCCTCTTGGAACTCTTTCTTAAAGTATCCATAGGAGTTCTGTGCCTGCACCTCATTGATGGTTGATTGAATGTTGTAGTCAAGGGCTATGTTCTTGTATCCATACTTGGTGTTGTCCTCATTGTTAAACTCCATGAGAGTTGTGCCAGTTGGAATAGCCTCTGATGCATAGCACTGAAGGGTTCCATCCTTGTCATAGAACAAGAATCCACCTTCTGTATCAGATGCAAGTATTAGTGCTTCCCACAGTGTCTTGTTATCTTTCCAATAGCCATGTGAAGTCTTGCCACCACCATAAATGTTCTTAGGTAAATCTTCTTTGCCTGAGTTACTGAATAGGGTATTAATTCTCTGAGTCCATGTTTGATTACCATGTGCACTGATGCTTGATAACTTAGTCATAGTCTGCTGTAAGTCTGCAATAGGGTCCATCACATCAAAGGAGATAAGTGGTTCATCCTTGTCACTTCTATAGTCAACAAACTGGTTATTCATTCTTCCTTGGAAGATGATTTCATTACCCCTGCGTAGGCGTACCTTGGTCTTAGGAACCATGTACGCATTCACATTAGGGTCTACTAACTTGTTGGTTGTAATCACATGCATCACACCAACATTAGGAACAGGCAGTGCATAGGCTCCTGTGTAAGAGTCCACACCTCTTTTAATGTTTATGGATAGAACACCATCAAGAATAGAAGTCCATTCATACTGAGTGTCATCTTCAAGTTCTTCATCTGAAGCAATAACTGCCTCATTGATTTTGTCTGTACCAAGGGTAAACAGACCATCAATAAAGGTTCTAAGTTCTAATGTTAATTCGTCTTGTAACTTCATCTGCCGTTGACACCTGCATACTTATCAAGTGCAGACTTAACATATCTGCCTACTTCATAAGGGTCAGTGCCTATTCCAGCATTGATGGTTATGTTTACTCCACTGCCCCTTGAACCAACAGTAGGAGGCTGTAACTTAAGAGAACCCATACCTGCTACTGCTAAACCTGCATTACCTCTTATACCCAGTGCTAAGCCCTGCATAAGGTTTGCACCATACCCAGCCATAACCTTTGATGGTGAAGAGATATTAAATAATGATTTGAATCTGTCTTTCATGTTCTTAGCCAATGTGCCAATGAAGTTCAATGGAGCAGAAGCAAGTGACTGCATACCACTTACAAGACCATTGATAATTGCTGTTCCTAATGAAGACCACTGAATAGATTTAATAGAAGTCATCATGGTGCTAAGAAGGTTTCTAAAGAAACTTGCTAATGTACCTACAAGGTTAAGAGGATTAAATGCTTTTGCTAAACCAGCAACGATATCGTTACCAAGATTTTCTGCAACCTTTGATGGAGAACGCATCAAGAATATTGTTCTGGCCCAACCCTCAAATGATTCTTTCATGTGAGTAAAGAAATCTTTGAAAACTTTAGTAAAGTATTTAACTGGGTCTACGAAAGGTTGGAAGATTCCATCAATGATTTGATTACCAACCTCCTGCCAAGTCTCAGGAAACTTCTTAACAATTTCCTTTGCTACCTTGTAACCAATCTCAGAAACGAAATAAACAACTAATCCCTTGGAGAACTTCCCTAACTTGTCCCAGATGCTCTTAATTAAGATACCAAATGCTGTAAGTATTTCAGGGAATGTTAGCCCCTTAAGTAGTGATGGGAATGCTTTGAGTTCCTTAGAAATAAGTCCTAATGATGTACCTGCTGCTTCTGCTGCAGAAACAACTGCTGCTAACTTACCTACAGTCCAAAGTGTGGCTAATGCTGCTGCTAATAGTTTTACTTCATCATGGAGTTTTGTTTCCCCTGTTTTTGGGTCCTTGTATGTAAGTAGGTCTACAAGGTCTTTCATTAGTGGGACTGCTAACTTTAGAACTGGCAATAGGAGTTCACCAAGAACATCCTTCAGCCCTTCTAATTCATACTGTAATTCTTGTGTAGTGGTGAACTTAAGGTCTTCATTAATGTCATCTGCAAGTACGCTGTAAAGGTATTTAACCTGCTCTGTAATGGTCTTAAGTTTTGTGAAGTTCTCAAGTTCTGCTTGGCTTAACTGACCAGCAAGACCAAACTTAGATATCTCATCTCCACCTAATAACTTGCCACCTCTTAATGCCTTAGTCCATGCTGCAGCAAATGTGTCAATGCCCTTGTCAGGGTTCTGGTTATTAGCAAAGAGAGACAGGGTTGCTATCTCATCAAGGATAGACCTGTATCTAATTGTTGTGGAGTTAGCAAGACCTACAAGGGTATTGGCTACATCTCCATCATCTATCTTAAACTTGACTGAGAGTTTATTAATCTTGTCAGTAATTTCATCTGCATCTTTGCCAAACAAATCTTTAATCTTTGCAAACGCAATCTGTTCTTTTTCAAAGTCCTGAACAATAGTCCATATAAACTTAGCAGCAGCAATGGTTGCTAATGCTTTAGTTACTAATCCAAATCCAGAAGTTAACTTAGATGCTGTTGTATTAAGAGTGCCAAGTTGTTGGTTGGTGGTTTTTACACCTTTAACAAGACTGCGGGTATCCGCAACAATGTCAACTACAATTGTATTAGCCATTTTGCTTGTTCACTCCTTCCAATATGTATTGGTACTCTTCACCTGTTAACTCCCAGAATT